CAACGGCTCAAGCCTTTTAAGTGCAGCGGCTGATAGCGATTTTATTGTTCGTTCTGAAGGCGCGTTAAAGTTTGCAACTAACGGAAACAATTTCCGCGCAGTGATAGACTCCTCCGGCAACCTCGGCCTCGGGGTCACGCCGAGTGCGTGGACAAGTCAGTACTCTGCTTTACAATTTGGCGCTAGCGCATCGCTTGCCACTTATAAAACTTCGTCAGATGAATTATTTTTGCAGGCTAACGCTTTTGAAAACACTAGCGGAAATTGGACATATATTGCAAGTTTGGCAGCCAGTCAATATTGGCAATCCGCTGGTAAACATATTTGGCGCACAGCAGCCTCCGGCACCGCAGGCAACACCATCTCGTTCACGCAGGCGATGACGCTGGATGCGTCGGGCCGGTTGCTTGTCGGTGACACAACTCCGCGCACGGTGCTTAACAAAACGATTGAATTGAGCAGCGCAGGAACCAGCGCCAACCAATGCTCAATCTTCGTCAATCAATATGTTGCAGCCGGAAACGCCGTAAACACCGGGTATTTGACTTTTCAAAGGTCTGGCTCCGGCACGCTCGGTACAAACTCCATTGTTGCCTCTGGCGACAGACTTGGAATGGTGCGGTTTAGCGGCGCAAACGGAACGGACTACAACTCTGCCGCTGAAATCTACGCTGAAGTAGACGGAACTCCCGGTGCATCAAGTGATATGCCGGGAAGGCTTGTTTTTGCCACTACGTCAGACGGCGCTGGCGGCACTACCGAACGCGCACGCATCACGGCGGGGGGCTATTTCAAGGCGAGTAATGCGGGGACGTATGTATCTAGCACGGGTGTTTATCACGAACTTGTAAGTGATAGCAATGGAACCTCAACCGCACTTATAACCCACAGGTCTGGAACTGATCCTGTTGGATTGCGCGTTTATTACAACAGCGCGTCGCCAATCGGAACGGGAAATCTTTTTTTGAACTGCGATGACAATGCCGGTGTTCGTGCAACGATACGCTCCAACGGCGGAATTGCCAACTACAGCGCCAACGACGTCAACCTGTCCGACGAGCGAACGAAAAAAGACATCGCCCCGCTTGGCTCCATGTGGGACAAGTTCAAGGCGATTAAGATTGTCACATTCAAGTACAAAGACCAGACGCACGACGATGACAACATCGGCGTTATTGCGCAGCAGGTAGAGTCGGTTGCGCCAGAGTTTGTTGATGCTGATGGCTTTGGAGAAACGCCGGAAGATGGTGTGCCGCTCAAGACCGTGTACACGACCGATATGTACCACGCCGCCATCAAAGCCCTGCAAGAAGCGATGGCGCGTATCGAACAGTTGGAAGCCGACATGGCTGCGCTGAAGGCTAGTGCATGAACACCGGTCTACTGATCCTGTTCTGTGTGCTGCAAGCCGCTGACGTTTACACGACGCTGACGGTACTCAAGCAAGGCGGGCGGGAACTGAACCCCGTGCTGGCGAAACTCTTTGCCAAGTTCGACCCGCTGGCCGTGATGGTCGGCATCAAGTTGGCGGGGGTGTTGGCGTTGTGGTACGTCGATATGTGGATGCTCACGCTCGCGGCGTGTGTTGTTTATGCGTTTGTTGTGAACCAAAACTATGGAGTAATGACCCGTGGACGTTGAACTGAAAGTATCGCTTGAGGAAGCCGTTGCCATCGTGAACTTGCTGGGGTCACTCCCGACCTCGCAGGGCGCACACCCGCTTTGGGCGAAACTCAAGGAACAGGTTGAGCCGCATCTGCCAAAGGAAGAACCGAAATGACCACAATCACTTGGAACATCAGCCAACTGAACTGCTTGCCGCAAGCCCCAGAGGGCGCGGATTACGTCGTCACGGCGCACTGGCAGTGCAACGGCGTGGATGGCAATTACAACGGCAGCGTCTATAGCACCTGCTCGTTCCCGGTCGTGGAGGGTACGTCCTTCACCCCGTATGCCAATCTCACGCAGGATCAGGTGCTGGGCTGGATTTGGGCGAGTGGCGTGGACAAGGACGCTACGGAAGCCGCTGTAGAGCAGCAAATCCAGAACCAGATCAACCCGCCGATTGTGACCCCGCCGCTGCCGTGGGCTACGCCATGACGACCGTGCAGGAACTGGAAGTGACCGTAACGAGCCACATCGACGTCTGTTCGGTGCGTTATGAGGCTATCCATGCGCGTCTGAAGCGGCTGGAGAAACTTGTAATGACGGTCGGCGGCACGATCATCGTGATTTTGCTAGGTGCGCTGGGAACCATGACCTCTATGCTGGTGGAAGCCATCAAATGAACGACGACATCCAACTGCTCAAGGTACAGATCAAGGCTGAACTTCAGCGGCTTGAGGCCAACAGCAGCGCCAAGGATGTGGCGGGTAAGGCTATCGGAAAACACGGACTGGCCTATATCACCATCATCGTGGTGATCGGAGTCTTGTCGAGCCTTGCATTGGATAGCGACAAGATTGCAGCCGTGATGGGGTTGTTGGGTGCCTCATTGACCGCGCTGATTTCGATGCTGAACGGCATTGCAGGTACGGTCGAAAAGGAAGAAAAGCCAGAGTTTGAAGTCATCAAGAGCCTTATCACCAAGTTGGACAAACTGGATCGCAAGGAGCAGCCCATGAGGGTTGACGTTGAAGGCGACCATGTGACCGTGACCAAGGGCGATGATGTTGTGAGGGCAAGCAAATGATGACGATGATTAGTACTTTCCTGTCATTCCTTGCGGGTGGCCTGCCAAAAATTCTGTCTATCTTCCAAGACCGGCAAGACAAGAAGCACGAACTGGCCCTTGTCGTAGCGCAGCGTGAGCGTGAACTAGCCCTTGCTGAACGTGGCTTTATTGCACAGGCGCGAGTCGAGGAAATCAAACTGGAGCAAATCCAGACGCAGACGGCGGGTGAAGAACGCCAAGCCTTGTACCAGCACGACATTGAGATCGGCAAGGGCGCAAGCCAGTGGATGATTAACCTGCGGGCCAGTGTGCGCCCGGTTGTGACGTACATTTTTGTGTTGGAACTTGTCGCGCTGAACGTGGCTGGCGTGTGGTACGCCTACACAACTGGTATCCCGTTTGCGATTGCGATGGAGAATGTTTTCTCAGATGACGAGATGCTGATCCTGTCTTCAATTATTGCGTTTTGGTTCGGTACGCAGGCGTTTGGCAAAAAGTGAAAGTCTCCGCCGCTGCCATACAGATGATTAAACACCACGAGGGCGTTCGGACTAAGCCTTATCGCTGTCCGGCGCTGCTCTGGACTGTGGGCGTCGGCCATGTCATTGACCCATCGCATACGGCGGTGAAATATGAGGAACGCAAGAGTCTACCGATACCCGCAGGCTGGGACCGAAGCCTCGCGATGGACGAGGTGGACGCTATCCTTGCTCAAGACCTTGCGAAATTTGAGCGCGGCGTGGCCAGACTTTGCCCTGCTGCTCTTGGTAATCAAGGGATTTTCGATGCTTTGGTTTCCTTCAGTTTCAACGTGGGCCTTGGAAATCTGCAACGCTCTGGGCTGCGGATGAAGACCAACCGGGGCGACTTTGACGAGGCCGCAGACGAGTTCCTCAAATGGACTAAAGCTGCTGGTAAAGTTCTACCCGGCTTGGTTAAGCGCAGAAAAGACGAACGTGCCATGTATTTGTCGGGAGTTGTGTAATGCCTGCTTCGATGACTTTTACCAGCTTACAGTCCGACATTCGCAACTACCTTGAGCGAGGCGGCGCGACTGACCCTATTGTTTACGATCAGATTCCTCGTTTAATTACTTTAGCTGAACGACGAATTGCGCGTGAACTTAAGATCCAAGGGTTCCAGAATGTCGTGACAATGGCGATGCAAACCGGCGTTGCGGTGTATGCCAAGCCTGATCGGTGGCGCGATACGGTCAGCATTAACTACGGCACGGGCACCGGGAACAACACTAGGGTGGCGGTATTTCCCCGCTCTTATGAGTACATCAGGCAGTATTGGCCCAATGAGACCGAAACTGATGCACCAGAGTTCTATGCGGATTACAATTATCAGTATTGGATTTTTGCGCCGACACCAGACGCGACCTATCCGGTAGAGATCCTGTATTACGAACTGCCGCCGTTGCTGGATGAGGCGAATCAGACCAACTGGCTTTCTGAGTACGCTCCGAACCTGTTGCTGTATGGGGCATTGGTTGAAGCGACGCCTTTTGTGAAAGACGACCAGCGTGTGCAGTTGTGGCAATCGTATTATGATCGTGCGCTGGCGGCGCTAAACGGCGAAGATTTGCAGAAGATTGTTGATCGGTCTACGAACCGGCGCGAGGCATAACCATGACCGCATCCTTTACACAAACTTTCGGCGGCACGACTCTTTATCCAAGTGATGTCTCGTATCGCTATGTATCTCTGACCATTAGTCAGACTGTGGATTGGCCTTTAGAGACTGCTCCGACGAACGACGTTGTGGCGTCCATCATGGACATCAATGCTACGACAACGAGTCTGGTCATTACGATGCCGGATGCGACTGAGGCATCCACGGGTCAGACGGTGCTCTTTAACAACGTGGGGTCAAACACCTTTACGGTTAAGACGAACACTGGGGTGCAGATTTGCGCTCCGACTTCGGGCAGCACGTTTCAGATTTACCTGACTGACAACAGCACGGTGTCGGGTACTTGGCGGTCGTTCCAGTACGGGGCAGCGGCATCTGCGGCGAATGCGTCGGCTCTGGCTGGTCTTGGGCTGAAGGCGATTGCTACGACGCTGAACCAGTCTGCTCCGGTTTCGACCTTTAACACCAACTACACGACGGGTGTGAGCGACCGTGCCAAGGCGCTGATTTGGACGGGTGGTTCAGGAACCTTGAGCGTGACCGCTGCCCCGACCTTGGGCAACGATTGGTTTGTGCAGGTTCGTAACAACGGCACGGGCGACTTGACGATTGACCCCAATAGTTCAGAGTCGATTAACGGCGCTTCGACGCTTGTGTTGTCGCCGGGGGACTCCTGCATCATCGTGACGGATGGTGTTCAGTTCTGGACGATTGGTTTTGGCCAGTCTGCCATTTATGCCTTCAGCGTGTTGCAGATTGACGTTGCTGGGTCGGGTAACTACACGCTGTCGATTGCCGAACTGAACAAGACGGCTTATATCTTCACAGGTTTGCTGACTGGTAACCGGGACATCATTGTTCCGACGACTGCCCAGCAGTACTGGGTGAGCAACCAAACCACGGGTTCGTACACCTTGGGGGTTCGCACTTCGGGTCAGGCATCGCCGGGTGTGACGGTATCGCAGGGTGCGCGGGCCATCTTGTACTGCGACGGTACGGATGTGGTGGATGCTGATACGTCCACGATTGGTATCCCGCTTTCTGTGGCGCAAGGTGGTACGGGTGCTACGACGGCATCGGGTGCTAGAACCAATCTTGGAGCTACGACGGTAGGTAACGCGGTGTTTATTGCTGCGAGTACTTC